TTCTACCAGGACTACGCGTCGGCGAAGGTCTACGCGACCCTGTACGCGGCGTGGTCAGTGCCGCAGACCTACTTTAACGTGGTGGCCAAGGCGAGCTCAGCAGCGCGGTCGCCGACCAATCCAGAGTGGACGATCAGTTGCTTCGTAAAGTCGATGCCACTGCTCAAGGGCACGCACGGCGACCGGCATATGGCCGATGCGACATTTGGCGTCGCCGGCAACATCTCGGTGGCCACCGCCTAGTTCTCAGGCGGGAGCCGGAGAATCCGGGCCTCGCCACGACATGCCCCAGCCGCTCGGCGACGCGTGTGTCGCTGGGAGGGCTGGGGCTTTTCTTTTGGAGGAATGTGATGGGGAAAGTCTCACGCGACGGTTTCATGAAGGCTGCGGCGCGGGCCGCAGCGAATCTCCCGCGCGAGCGGGTCGAACTGCCGGAACTCGAGCTCGATGGCGATGTCTACGTGCGGGCCATGACGGGCCGCGAGCGCGACGACTTCGAAGAGTCGATGCGGATCAAGAAAGGCCGGAACAAGGGCGACACCGATCTGCACAACTTCCGCGCCAGGCTGGCCGTGCGCTGCCTGGTAGATGAGGACGGCTCACGCATCCTCGAATACGACGACGCGATGATGCTCGGCGAACTGCCAGTCAGCGTGCTGGATCGCATCATGGCCGTGACCAACCGGCTGTCCGGCACCACGCAGGAAGAAACCGAGGCGCTGGGAAACGACTCCGCGAGCGTGGGAGCTTCCGGCGGGCCGTCCTCGAACTCGCACATGAGTTCCACGAACCCGACGTCGATGGTTTCCTAGCTCGCGTCAGTTCTCGACAACTCACGGAATGGTTTCAGTTCTTCAAAGTCAAGGACGAAGAGCGGCATCCGGAGCGTGTGATCGATGAGTAGCGGCGGCACCTTTACTCAGACCGGCGTCAACGAGATGCGCCAAGCCGTAGAGCAGTTACCGGCGGCGGTGACCTCTGCGCTTCGTGGGGTAGCTGAGGCGACGTCGCAGCGCATGCTCATTCGCGCGCAGGCGCTGTTACGCGAGCACTTGAAGACATCACGGTCGGCCCTGATTAACGCGATGGTCATTGAGGAGGACGCGGCGAATCGGGTCTTCCGCGTTGTCTCGAAGACGCCATCTGGGCAACCGGCGAACCTTCCGTTGTGGAATGAGTACGGCACGGTGAAGATGAGCGCCAGGCCGTATATGCATCCATCCGCAGAGGCCGAGCGTGCGCGGTACCAGAAAGATGGTGACGCCGCATCCGTCGCGGCGGTCGCGGAGTTGTTGAAGTAATGGCGACGATTACCAACAACGTCCGGTGGGCCGACAACACGGCCGATCTGAAGCGCAACCTTTTACAGGGTATCGACACGATCGATGCGATGAAAAAGAGCGTGGATCGGACCGCGGAATCGCTCGGCGGCTCCGGGTTGTTTCGCGCGGCGAACAACATGACGGCGGCGATTCAACAACTGGGCGGCGCGACGAAGTTGACGGCGGCCGAGCAGGAGCGGGCCAACACAATACTCGACAAAGCGATCGAGAAATACGAACTGATCGGCCGCCAAGTGCCGACGGCGCTGAAGGCGCTCTCGACTGAATTGCACGCCGCGTCGGCGGAGACGAGCGGCTGGCTGCCGTTGCTCAAGGAGATGGGTGATAGCTGGGTCGCGCGGGTGGCGGAAGGCATGTTGCTGCGCGATGCCGTGCATGGAGTCATTGACAAAGTCAAGGAGATGATCGTCTTTCTCCCTGAGCTAGTCCTGCAGGGCTCGAAGGTCGCCGGCATCGAGAAGAACTTTGATCGGCTGACGGAATCCGCTGGTCTGACGGCGGCGACCCTCATGGGCACGTTGCGCACGGCCACACACAACACGGTCACCGATTTCGACCTGATGAAACGGGTAAATCAGGATCTCGCGGCTGGGATGAATCTCACCGAGCAGCAGTTTGGCACACTCTCGAAGGGTGCCTACGCGCTGGCGAAGGCCACTGGGATCGATGTCAAGCAGGCGCTCGACACGATGAGCGATGCGATGCTCACGGGCCGGACCAGGTCGCTGGCGCTCTTGACCGGCAAGATCAGCCAAACCGCCGCAGAGCGTGATTTCGCGACGTCTCTCATGTCGACGGCGGAGCATCTGACCGATGAGGGCAAGCTCGAAGCGAGCCGTGTGGCCATCCTGAAAGCCGTTGGATCCGCGACGGAGCGTCTCGGAGAGCAAACCGACGGGCTCGGCACGGTCGTGAAGCAGGCCAGTGTCTGGTGGGAGAACTTCCAAGAGGATCTCGGGAAGACGATTGCCGCCTCGCCCGTGCTGAAGGCTGAGGTGTTGGGCATTCGCGATGCCATGATTCAGGCGTTCGGCGGTAGCCAAGATGCGCTGATCAAAAACATCGCGGCTCGCGTGGACGATGCGGCGCTATCGATTATTGGGCTCGCACGTGCTGGCGTGTCGACGGCCGGCGTCCTTGTCACTGAATGGTATGCGCTCGAGAAGGTGTTCGGCAACGTTGCGCAGATCATCCAGGGCAACGCGCTAGCCTTCGAGTATCTCGCGCTCGGCGTAGCCAAGACGACCGCGGCGGTCAATCTCACGAGCGAAGGACAGCGCAAAGCGGCGGCTGACGTCGAACGCATTCAGGGCAATATCACGTCTTTGCTCGTCACGATGAAGGCGCGCGGAGACGCCTTGCAGGATGCGGATAAAAAGCAGGCCGCTGTCAATGCGAGCACGGACAAATACACCGCAATCCTGAATACCCTCCAAGCCAAGATCGAGGCCACTAAGCAGTCTACGGCGGCATTTGTCGGTCCGCTCGAAGCCGAAGCCGGCGCGCATGGGAAGGCCGCCGACGCGGCTGGTAAACACGCCGGCATGCTGCAGTCCACGGCGGCAGAGCTGAAAAAGGCGGCTGAAGAGGCCCGGAAAGCGGCCGCATTCTGGGCTGAATACAACAGTGTCGGCGAGAACGTCTACGACACGCTGATGAAGATGGACGGTGCCGTCGTCGCAGGCATCGCGAACGATCTCAAACGCGGCGTCACGATCGACATGATCACGAAGGCCTGGGGTGTCAACAAGGAGCAAGTCGAGGCCGTCAGGAAGGAAGAAGCATTCCTGAGTTCGGTGATGGACACCACGACAAAGTCACTGCAAGGGATGCTGATTACCATCCCCAACCTGACGAATCGTACCGCCGAATTCAGAGAGGAACTAGAGCGGCTGTATTCGACCGCGAATCAATCATCAGGCGGACGGACGATTGCCGGCGACATTGTCGACCACGTCAATATCCCCATGTTTGGGACGCTTCCAGGCGTCTCATCGTCTGGGGCCGTGTCAGAGGCGCTCAAGCAGTCGAATGCTGATGCGCAGAAACTCAAGGTGAGTCTCGACAGTGTGGCGGCGGCCTTTGAACACATCGGCGTGTCATCGTCCAGCGGGCTCGGCCATGCGATCAGTGGGTTCACGCAACTCTTCAGGATCATTGAGCAGGCCCAGTCGAAGTATCAGCAAATCATCGAAAAGTTCGGCGAGGACTCGCCTCAGGCAGATGCCGCGAAGTCATTGCGGAACAAGCAGATTACGAATGCGGCGGTCGGTATCGGGGCTGGCATGGTCGCGCAGACCATCGATACAGGAGCCGGCGCTCCAACAAAAAACCTAGTGGCGTCAGGTGCGCTGCAAGGCGTGTCGGCCGGCGCCGCGTTTGGCCCGTGGGGCATGGCGGTTGGTGGGGTGGCCGGCGCGATCGTCGGTTTGGTTCAGAGCGGTAAGGAATGGCGCAAAGTCGTCAACGACATCAGCCGCGATATGGGCGGCATCAAAGTCAGCGAAGACTTCGCCAAGATGATCGACCAGTTGGAGAGCGAGACCGGCCTCCATCGCGTGCAAGCCATCACCACGCAGCTCGACCAACTGATTCAGATGGCCGGAGGGCTCAACGCCGGCAACTTCAACCTGTTCTTCGACAAGCTCCATGACGCCTTCTCGTTCATCGAGCAGGGCAGTCTGTCGGTGGCGCAAGTCACCCAGATCATGGACAAGAACTTTGCGCAGTTCGCCGCGGCCGGCACCGATGCCGGCGGGCGCATCAGCGACAAGATCAAGGAACTGATCGACCTCGATCGCCGCTTCGGCACGCAGAGCCAGGCCGTGACGCAGTTCCTCCAGCAGCAGGCCACGGCAGCCGAAGCCGCCTTCTCCGCCATCGTGGACGGCACCGCAGATGCCTCTGCTGGCTACGACGCGCTGAAGAAGGCGGTTGATGATGCCGCTGGCAACCAGGACCAATTAACGGCGGCGCTCACGGCCCAGCACTCAGCCGCGGAAGGCGCGAAGCAGGAACTGGCAGACCTCGGGGTGCAGGCAGTGGCGACATATGCCGCCGCGGTGGCCTCTGGTGTCTCACCGGCCGAGGCGCTCAAAGCCATCGGGCCGGCGCTCGCGAGACTCCGCCAGGACTATCTGGATCTCGGCCTCGATATCAAGGATGCCGCGTTGCAGAACCTGATGCTGCAGAACGCGATCGTGCAGAAGAACCCGGCCCTGATTGCGGCGGTCTCTGGGCTCGGCAAGGAAATGGTCGCGCTCGACAACTTGGGCCTGATGAACGTCGATACATTCCGGGCGATGGAGCGGACAGGAGCCAGCGCATACACCAGGTTGCAGGCACAAGTCGCCGAAGTGGGGGGCACCAC